TCGTTGGTGGTGGTACAGGTTCATATTACTCCGCAGATACGATTTGGATTCTCGGAAGACAGCAAGAAAAAGCAGGAACAGAAATCGTTGGATACAACTTCATTATCAATGTGGAGAAGTCACGATTTGTTCGTGAGAAGTCGAAGATACCAGTTGCAGTATCTTTTGATGGCGGTATTCAGAAATACTCTGGTCTACTTGACATTGCACTTGAAGGAAACTTTGTATCCAAACCATCGAATGGTTGGTATGCAAAGGTGGATCAAGAGACAGGAGAGATTGGTGACAAGAAACGATTTGATGATACACAAACCGCAGAATTTTGGGATGATATTCTTGCTAGTGAAAAGTTCAAAGAATATGTGAGGAAACGATATGAAATTACCTATGGAAACATTATGGGAAAAGATGCAGTTTTGGAAGTCGAAGCCAGTGAAACTTAAACGAGATATTGATTACAAGTTCATTGACTCCGATGACAATGCTGTAACTGGTATAGGAATCCTGCGTGGCAAGTATGCAGGAGTTCTATACCACTATGGCAAGGCAGGTATAGTTGAAGAGGGTGAGCTTGCCAGATTGAGATTTGGATATACCATTGTCGATTCTGGCGAACATAACATTGATGACTTGACAAACGACCCCGAATTGCATACAATTATGGGTGACCTACTAACCGAGATACTACTTGACCAGACACAAAATGAAACGACTAGAAACTTCTATTCTGAAGAACCTGATTTACAATGAGGACTATGCTAGAAAGATAATACCATTCATCAAAGACGAATACTTTTCGGACACAACAGAACGCAGAGTATTCAAAGAAATAGATAACTTTATCAATCAGTATAAGAACCTACCTACCTACGAATCCCTTGTAATTAATTTTACAGAATCCAAACACCTAACCGAAGCAGAAGTTCAAAGTGTCGTTGAACTTGTTCGTGAAATACATTCCGACAAAGACGAACCAACTGACATGGCATGGTTGACTAATCAAACCGAAAAGTTCTGCCAAGATAAAGCAATCTATAATGCTATCATGGAAGCAGTTCAAATCCTCGACAACAAGAAAGATTCCAAACCCAAAGGTGCGATACCAAAGATACTCAGTGATGCTCTTGGAGTGTCATTTGACTCTACTGTGGGTCACGATTACATCAACGATTCGGATGCACGATATGACTTCTATCATCGACACGAAAACAGAATACCGTTTGACCTTGACCTATTCAATAAGATAACCAAAGGTGGTTTACCAACCAAGACGTTGAATATATGTTTGGCGGGAACTGGTGTAGGTAAATCGTTGTTCATGTGTCATGCTGCGGCAGGATGTTTGTCGCAAGGCAAGAATGTTTTGTATATCACATTGGAGATGGCAGAGGAACGTATTGCCGAAAGGATTGATGCGAATCTGTTGAATGTGGATATGAACTATTTGCAGACAATGACAAAACCAGAGTATGACAGAAAGTTTGAAGTCCTACGTAACAAGACACAAGGTAAATTGATTATCAAAGAGTATCCAACTGCATCGGCATCTGCGTTGCACTTTCGTGCTCTGTTGAATGAATTACAGTTGAAGAAAAGTTTTGTTCCTGATATCATTTTCATTGATTACTTGAATATCTGTTCATCTGCTCGAATCAAACCAGGTGCTAATGTAAACAGTTATTCGTACATCAAAGCAATCGCCGAAGAGTTGCGTGGTTTGGCAGTTGAGTTCTCTGTTCCTGTGGTATCCGCAACACAAACAACTCGTTCTGGATTTACGAACTCTGATCCTGGCCTTGAAGATACTTCAGAATCATTTGGTCTTCCTGCAACTGCTGACTTTATGTTTGCGTTGATATCAACCGAAGAACTAGAACAACTCAATCAGATTATGGTGAAGCAGTTGAAGAACCGATATGGTGACCCAAACAACTACAAACGATTTGTGATTGGTATTGACAGAGCAAAGATGAGACTGTATGATGTAGAACAGTCAGCACAAGTTGATATTGCCGATGCAGGACACGATGACAAACCACTGAATACATTTGGTGACCGAGAAAAAACAAACAAGTTTCAAGGATTCAAAATATGAGTGACAACGTATTAAAATCTCCACTACGATATCCTGGTGGTAAGACCAGAGCAATCAAAACTCTTGATCCGTGGGTTACCGATTTTGCAGAATGGCGTGAACCATTTCTTGGTGGTGGTTCAATGAGTATTCATATGTCAAAGAAGTATCCAGACAAACCAATATGGGTGAATGACTTGTATGTTCCACTGTATAACTTCTGGACTGTGTTGCAGAAGGATGGAGACAATCTATCAGATGCTATTCTTGCTATCAAGAAAACTTTGAACGATGTCACTGCCAAAGATAAGTTCAATGAATGCTTGGAAGAAATGAAAAACCAAAGTTCATTTGATGCTGCGGTCAGTTTCTACATTCTAAACAAGTGTTCGTATTCTGGTTTGACAGAGAACTCCACATTCAGTATTACTGCATCACAACAGAACTTTAGTGAAATGAATATCGGTAAGTTGAAAGGGTATTCAAAGATAATAAAGAACTGGAAGATTACAAACATCGATTATTCCAAAGTGATGTTGGCACCTGGTAAAAATGTATTTGTGTTTCTTGACCCCCCATACGACATCAAAGACTTTCTGTATGGCACTGGTAAGAAGATGCACTCATCGTTTGTTCATGCTGACTTTGCCGACAATGTGGATAAATGCCCACACAACTTTATGATAACCTACAACGTCAATGACTATCTTGTTGACCGATACAAATCTTACTTTCTGAAGAAATGGAAACTACAGTATGGTATGGTTCACCGTAAAGAAGGAAACTTGAAAGAAGAATTGTTGATTACCAACTACGATGTGGATGCCAAAAGGACAACACGAACACTATGGGATTGATATAAATACTCCAATAACTTAGGAGATTGGTGTATGGCATTAGATGCAGTTGAAACCAAAAAACAAGAAAATTGCTCAAGATTGATGTTCGAATCGGTTATAGAAAATAATAAACTACTAACGATGAGTCAATTAAAAAAAACTTATCCCGAAATAAGTGTAAAGTGGTATGAAACTTTTAAACTTCAAGCTGAAGCAATGAAAGATTTTTTGAAGGACAAACCACATAAAAAAGGATTCAATTATTCTAGGGATAAGGGAATGATGGACTTTATAGTGAAAATCTCTTCTAAAGAATGTGGTGTAAGAAATAAAGATAGTTGGAATACTATGGATATTGTTATGGTATTATCAAAAAAAGAAACTGAAATAATGTCGGAAATAAAAAAAGTTTGCACAGGTGGTGATGCTGATATAAATTTACAAGCATTAAATGGTGCAATGAGAAAATATTTTAAAGCAGGAATTTTATATGGTATATCATTGAAAGATGTCACAGATAAGGTTGCTCATGTTGAAGTTTCCAACTTAGATGACCCTACAGAAATTACTGGATTTCAAGAAGTTGATCCAGAACGATTCAAATTGGTGCCAGGTTCCTTAAGATGCAATTTGGATATAAGTGATAAAATTTTTGATACAGGTGAATCTGCTGCTGGATTTCTTATTGATGGTAAAGGTGTTAATGTGCAACATAGAAATTTTAGATATAGTGAAGGAAGAGGAGTTGTTCAAACCGACTTAACAGCAAAAGGTGCAGCCGCCAAATTAGGTAAAGCATCTGCTGGAAGATTGACAGAATTTTTAGGTGATTTCGGAATAGAAAAACCAGAAAGTCCTGGAAAAGACCCGAATATTGATTTACCTGGTAAATGGACTGAAAAAAATATAACCTATTGGGTGAAATTTTATGAAGACATAAAAAATGGAACAGTAAGTGGTAAAAAAGTAGATTTCGGTAATGTTGAATGTAAAATTGGTAAAGAAACTAGAAAAGGTTTTAGGAATGTGTTGGAGTATGCGATACTACAAGAGAAGAAAAATGTTCCTAATGCGGCAGGAAGATTATCTTCTACATTAGTTGGATTGCGATGGATTAATGCATATCAAATAATTGATAATATGGACTTGATGAGTAAATGGATATCCGTATTGTATTATGCTGCAAAAAAAGAAGGAAGTTCAACAAACGGCGTTTTCCTAAAAATATCCTAAAATGAAATTTACAGAATACCTAACAGAAGCAAAAGAAGGTAAGAACCTTCACCTAGAACACATAGA